AAATATATTGAATCGCCAGAAAAACTAAAAGAATATTTTTTATCTTATGTAAAAGAAGTTAAATCTACTCCTTTTTTTGTAAAAGATTGGGTAGGTAAAGATGCAGAAGAAGTTTATAGAGAAAAAGAGAAACCTATTACAATAGTTGGTTTTGAATGTTGGTTATCTGAAAACGAAATAATAGAGGATTTAGGTGATTATTTGAAAAATAAAGATGAAAGATATACAGATTATGCACCTATCTGTTCGTATATTAGAAAAAAAACAACTAAAGACCAAATAGAGGGCGGTATGTCTGGAATTTATAATCCATCGATTACACAGCGTTTAAATGGACTTGTTGAAAAGTCAGAAGTAGTTACAAAACAAGAACAACCATTATTTGGAGATTAATGTTTAAATACACAACAGCTATAAAAAAACTTCGTGCTATGGTTGCACGAAAAAAAGTAATTCAAGGGGGTACAAGTGCTGGAAAAACTTATGGTATCATTCCAATAATAGCAGATAAATGTATTAAAGGACATCGATTAAAAGCAACAGTAGTTGCAGAAACATTACCAGCAGTAAAAGAGGGAGCCTTGGATATTTTCAAGGCTTTTATGTTTGATACAAATCGATGGATTGAAACGCATTGGAACGCTTCAACATTAACCTATACTTTTGCTAGTGGATCTAGGATTCAATTTAAAAGTTTTGATTCAGTAGGTAAAGCAAAGTCAAGCGGTAAACGTGATATATTATTTTTAAATGAAGCAAATCATATTGCTTTTGACATTGCAGATGCTTTAATGATTAGGTCAAAAGAAAGTTGGATTGACTTTAATCCTGACAATGAGTTTTGGGTACACACAGAAACTTTGCAAGAACATAACAGCGAATTTTTACTACTTACATATCACGATAACGAAGCGTTACCAATTGAAACTTTAGAAGACTTATTGATTAAACAATCAAAGGCTTTTTATGATGTAAATGCAGATTGGAAAAATCAAAGTAATATTAAAAATTCTTATTGGGCGAATTGGTGCTATGTTTACATTTTAGGTGAAATCGGAAACCTAGAGGGCGTAATTTTTAACAATTGGAAAAATATTGATTCTATTCCAGAAGACGCCAGACTTTTAGGATACGGATTGGACTTTGGATATACTAACGACCCGACTTCAATAGTTGAGGTTTATAAATGGAATGACTTAAGAATATTAAATGAAATTTGTTACAACAAAGGACTTTCAAATAGTCAGATAGCAAAAATAATAACTACTAAATTACCTTGTTATTGTGATTCAGCAGAACCAAAATCGATTGATGAATTAAAAAGTTATGGTATAAAAGCAATTGGAGTTACAAAAGGAGCGGATTCAATTAATTTTGGTATTCAAACAATACAGCAAAATGAATATTTAGTTACTTCTAAAAGTACAAATCTAATTAAGGAGTTAAGAAAATACGCATGGGATAAAGATAAAAAAACGGGTGATAAATTAAATAAACCTATTGATTCATTTAACCACGCAATAGACGCCTGGCGATACCACGAAATGGAAACAATGGGGCTTGGAAAAAACAAAGGAAAATATTTTGTGTACTAACCAAAAAATAAACTAAAAATTTCGTTATATGAGTATGAGAATAGAAGTGCCACAAAGTTTAAATCAAATCACAATAGGACAATTCCTAAAGTGGAAAAATGCAGTTGAAAAGAGTTCGGAAGAATTTTTACAATTTCAACTTGTTTCAATCTTTTGTAATATTGATTTGAATGAAGTTATAAAAATACCTTTAAAACAATTCGAGGACATTATAGCAACTATTGGAACGGCTTTAAGTGAGCAGCCAAAACACGTTGAACGCTTTAAAATGAATGGCGTTGAGTATGGTTTCATTCCGAACTTAGATAGCATTACAACTGCTGAATATATTGATTTAGACGCCTATATTGAAACCGATGTTTTAAAAGCAATGATGGTAATGTATAGACCGATTGAAAATAGTTTTAAAAATCTATACAACATAAAAGAGTATAGCGGTACTGACGGATTCGAGGTAATGAAAGACGCTCCAGCTTCGGTTTATTTAGGTGCAAAGGTTTTTTTTTGGAATTTAAGCAGCGACTTGTTGAAGTATTTACCGAACTATTTGGAGCGGGAGACAACGGAAGCGGAGAAAACTATTTTGGAGCAAAATGGGGTTGGTATATCTCAATTGACGCAGTCGCTTCAAACGATATTACCAAACACGAATTTGTTTACAAACTCTCAATATTCCAATTCTTAACACATTTAGAATATTTAAAAGATAAAACAACGGAAGAAATTAGACAAATTAAAAAATGAGAAACCCGATAAGCAACTGTTTAGAATTATTAGTAGGGCACCTGCAGAACGATGTAGATGTTAACACTATTACTATTTTCAATACCGATGATGACATTGACTTCAATAAAAAAAACATTTATAACTTAGTCAATATCGGAATTGTTTCTGCTAATTTTGAAACTAAACAAGTAGGATTTGAAATACTATTTATAACTCAAAGAGACGAGGTTAAGCAAACGATTACAAATAAATTGCTAGGTAATGATAACCGAGTTGACAATATGCAAACGGCTCATTCCGTACTTAACAACCTGGTTAAGAATTTGAAATTAAAACGTAATGATTTCGACATTGAATTTATAAGTGCAACCGAACCTCAACTATTTTTCAAGGCGTACACAAACGGAATGGACGGAATGACAATTGATATTGTTTTGGATTACCCAGACAATGTAACAGACGTATGTTGTAATGACTGCTAAAGATGAATTGAACAAAGTACTTAGTAAATTTACGAAGTACGTTACAACGCAAGCAAAAGCGAATTTAACACGTGGGGACAAGAACGTTAAAAAAGGACTTTACAACTCGATTAAAGGTGAGCCATTTGTAGGTAAAAATTCAATTGGTATTTACTTCGAGATGTTAAATTACGGAGAGTTTCAAGATCTAGGGGTTAAAGGTAAAAGTAGTTCAAACAAAGCGCCGAATAGTCCTTTTAAGTTTGGTGCAAGTTGGGGCAAAAAAGAGGGCGGATTGACTAAAGGAATAAATGAATGGGTACGAAATAGGGGGTTTCAGTTTAGAGATAGAAAGACTGGTAAATTTATGAGTTATGAGAATACAGCATTTTTAATAACTAGATCCATTTACCAAAAAGGAATTAAACCGAGTAGATTTTTTAGTAAACCTTTTGAGGTTGCATTTAAGAAATTGCCAGACGAAGTAATCGAAGCGTACGCATTGGATTTAGAAAAATTAATAAAACAAACTTTGAAAGTATGAATATAGGATTTTGTAGAACACCATTTATAGTAACGTGTGACGTTGACCCGTTACAAATAGCAACTAAAATAGAGATGACTATTTGGAATTTAGGGGAAACCGAACCACCAACTCCAACAAAAATACTAGAGAAAGTTGCGTTTTCGCCTACACAATATGCAAACTATTATAATATCAGTCCTTTTATTGCTGACCAAATAGATTTCATAGCACACCCAGCGGTTAATGTTGCAGTTAATATGTACTATAAGTTAGATACTGAATGGATTTATGATAGTAGATTAATTTACGTTTTTACTTATGGTTCGCTTTATGGTGGACCAACTGGAATTGATTTTTATCCTTTAGGGCAATTATTTTCAAACACTAAAAAATACACTTTCCCAAATAATTTTTTATTAGCTGATATTATTCCAACAATTGACTTTATTTTTGACTTTAGTGTTTACGACCATTTTCGAGTATTATATTCAAGTGCTTTAGGAAGTGAGGTCGTAGATTATACAGGCACAGAAATTGAACTAAATAGAATCCCTTTAGCGTTTTCAACTGAGGAGTTTATAGATGGTAATTTTGTTTACATACAAACGTTTAACGGGGTTTCGTATGATACAATAGAAGTTCTTGAAGTAGCTACCGAATGCGAGCCTAAATTCAATCCTTATGTTCTAAGATTTGTGAATGATTTGGGCGGATTAGACCAAATGAATTTCTTTAAGAAGTCGGTTAAAAGTTTTGAAGTAAAAGGTAATGATTATGATATAACACCATTCACAACCTATCCAACTACAAACCCATATTTTGGGCAAAGTCAAGTTTTCAATAAAAACGGAACGCAAACCATAAAATTAAACAGCGGTTGGATTTCAGAAAGTGAAGTTCAATTGATTAAACAAATAGCGTTGAGCGAAAATTTACTACTAATGGATACGTTCGACGCTTCTTTTGTAT